CCCGGTTGGTCGATGGATAGAGTCCGTCTTCCCTCCGAAGGGTATTGCCGATCTCACTGGCTATACCTACATCAAGGTGAAGGGTGCTGCGAATCAGACGACGGACATCAACCCGCCGTTTGTCGAGTGGCACACCTCAGCGAGCTATTGGGAGACCTTCAAGGAGCGAACTCCTATGTCGGTTCTTCCAACACCCCGTTTGATTGTCCCCGACCTATCGCTTGGCAAGTCGCACTACGCTTCGGCGTATTCGCTTCTATACCAGGCGGTGGCAGGTGTCATCAGCGGACGCCGCTAACTAGCGACAACCGTAGTCGATCGTTATCGACTCTAATGAGGTAAGTACCATGCCCCAACAGGGGAACATTATCCTGGAAGATGCCCAGGCAACCCCGGTCCTTCATACCTTCTCGCCAAACGGAGCCTCGGTTGAGTACTCCAGCTGGCAGGATCGGGTGGGCGGCATCGCGCTGCTCTACCCGTCGCTTGCGCTCATGATTCGTCGAGCGCCGAGCCCTGAAGGTAATGAAGTCTATCGCTGGAAGCTCGACCTACCGGTCGGCAAGTCGATCGATGGTCCGTCTGTGTCCGGTTATACACCGGGTCCGCAGAAGGACTACTCGGTTGTCTACGATCTTCGGGTGTCTTGCCCGCTCCGGGCTTCGGCCCAGGCGCGTAAAGACTCGGCGAAGTATTTCGCCAGCTCCTGCTTCACGACCGCCTTCCTCGCGTTGATGGAGACGGGCGAGCCGACGTACTAACATGGACTGCGAAGTTCACGTCACGTACAACGGCGACGGTGATGTCGTCATCTTGACAGTCACCACTGAGCAGAGCAACGGGGAAATCGAAACCAGAACGGTCTCGATCCCGTATCCCGAGATCGCGGAGTAGCTAAGACCTAGCTACGCTCCAGTCTGCCTTTCACGGTTATAGGAGAGACAGATGACTTCCGAAAGAAGTCACGGTGCGCGGCGCAAGCCGCAGAAGTCACGTCGCCCGCGGCCAGGTCGGCCAAGGGCACGCGACACCAGGGCCGTCAGGCCCAAACCCGGGAGCAATAAGAACCCGGACGACGGGGGGTTTCGATCCTCTGTTAGTCTGTTGGATGTAGGTTCTCGTGTGCTCGAGGCACTCGATTGTCCAGCGTCACTGAGGGTGTACCTGCAACTTCAAGCAGGCGACTCTGAAGCGCTGGAGTCGGGTTTTGACCCCGATGCGTACGATGACCCGGTTAACTTCTTCTTGGATCGCCAGGCTTCGGCCTTGTTATCCAAGAACGAGCATATTCCGTCCCCTCACGACCGTGTGGGGGCGGCGCTCAAGAAGTTCATCGAGGCGGAAGACCGCTGCGCGGAGACTAACCTCCGGATCAAGGTTCTGGGTGCGCTAGGCAATGCCACGCGCCCAGAGGTCGATCAGGCATTCTGCCTGGCCCGACTGAAAATCGCCGAGATCCTAGGTGACGTTCCCACGTTGGCGGAACTTGATTTCCGCTTTGGGCCGGGGAGTAATCTACAGGTGCGGGGGGATACCTCTCCGTATCAGAAGGTACACTCTTCCCTTGAGTGCACTTCGTCGCTACTGCCGACCGTCTCCGAGTTTCTTGGAGAGTTTCCTGGGTGGCACCAAGAAGGTGCTACAGTCACGATCGAGATCGTGCCCGGGAGTCGGCTAGACACCGTCCCTAAGGACGCCAAGACCCACCGCCCTATTTGCGTTGAGCCGCTCTTAAACGGCTTGATGCAGAAGGGTATTGGGTCGTATATGCGCGAGCGGCTTCGGTCGTTCGGGTTGGATCTTGATTACCAAGGAGGTAATCAGATCCTAGCGCGTGAGGCGTACCATCGTGGCCTGGCCACGGTGGACTTCTCTAGCGCTTCTGACCTAATTGCATATATGCTGGTCCTGGATCTCCTCCCTATGGACTGGGTCGAGTTCTTGGAATGTTGCCGATCAGAAAACTACACTATTGAGGGGGTCTCGTATCCCTTCAACAAGTGGAGTTCAATGGGCAATGCGTACACGTTCGAGTTAGAGACTCTGCTCTTCTATGGCCTTGCTTTTGGTTGTATGAAGGCGCTGGGGATCAAGCCCGAAACGAACAGGAATGTTCGTGTGTACGGGGATGACGTCATCATCCCAACAGCGGCGTTCGACCTCTTCTCCGAGGTGAGTAGCCATGCTGGGTTTGTGATTAACGACCACAAGTCCTTTGCGCGCGGCTCGTTCTACGAGTCATGTGGCATGGATTACTATAGGGGCTACCTCGTCAGACCTATCCAGTGGAAACTGGAGATGGTTACCATTAGGGATCTTTACTATGCCGCTAACACCGTTTATCAGATGGCTAACCGGCTGTCTGACCTCGGTAGTTTCGCGGGCCACTTACCAGTGGTTGCACACGTTAATCGCCTCTTGGAGGCGCACGCGTGGATCATCCAAAAGATCCCCAGGAAGCTTCGGCTTCTCGGCCCGCCGTTTGCGGGTGATGGTCACCTTTGGTGTGACCGTTCAGTGGCCAACCCCCGATATCGTTACGGGGGCGGAGAGCACTTCGGTGCCTTCCTCGGCTACAAGACGGTTGCCGAACGACCTCGACGGATAGCTATTCAGGACGAAACGGGGCACCCTGAGAAGGGTGTTTCGGAACCGTCCTTTACGGCTTTTGCCACTTACTTTTGTGGATCCGAAGAGGTCGCAGATGTGGAGAAAAGGGATTGGGGATACGTCCTACGGGATGAGGAACCTCCTTACTATCCGCGTCTGCGTGAAGGTGAGACTATACCTGCCTCTGACAAAGGCAGGTCGTACACGATTCGGGGCAACGGACCGCTGCGCGTAGTTACGCGTAGTATCCCGTTGTCCAAATGGAAGGATCTTCCCTTACCATGGGGAGACCATGCCATCGAACTGTGTAACGACAGGTAGGTGTCAGCACCGCTAACGGGGCACCGACAGCCCCCGTGAGCAGGGATTTGGGCGTTTTGCCCGTCCCCTACTTGGGGTGGAGGGTCTTTGACCATTGGGAGTGCATAGCGACG